CCCAAAGACGAGCCTCTTTCTGCTTAGCCAATGCCATTTGTTGCGCCTGATGAATAGCCTCCTGTTTTAACCGATCTTCATAATGCTTTAATAATCCACCATGATACTTTCCTTGTTCAGCCAAAGAACCTTGATGATATTTCCCCTGCTCTGCCAATTGCTCACGCTGAATAATAGGCTGCATGATACGTGAAAACATCTGAGAACCAGTATTAATCCCTTTCAATAAAGCATCACCTGGCAAACCAGGCATTGGAATGTTAAGTGCCATAGTTATTTACCTCCAGCTAAATTCCATCGTGTTGCTAATGCACCTCCTATAGGTCCTCCAAGAGCCATTCCAGCTGCACTTCCTAAAGCCCCAACTCCTGCACCCACTGTTTTACCAAATAAATCACCTTGTGCATTCTGCTTTCCAAATTGCATATTTGCTGAATTTTGCCCCATATTCATAGCATTCTGCCCCATCTGACCCGCAGCATTAGCACCTTGACCAAAGATATTGCCCGCAATTCCAGTTCCAGCCATATATTTCTGCATCAAATCATTTAAATAATTCTGCCTGTCCTCAGCGCCAATGCGCGATACACCCCCTTGTAATGCATTAAGTGCAGTATTAGAGCCACTTAACCCAAGAGAACTAGCTGCATTCAACCCATGTTGCATCGCATCACTTTGTCCAATCTTTGATAAATCACTTTGTTGATAATCCTTCATCCATTGATTTTGAAGTTCCGCAGGATTTAACAAAGCATTCATAGCACCAGAATATTGACCATAAGCATTCTGACCAAATTGATTGTAAGGATTTAAATAATCCTGTCCTTGCTGATAATATTTATCAAGTTGTTCCTGTCCTTTCTCATATCCCTTTTCGGGATGCAACCAACTGGATAACCAACTCATAGCCCATACTCCTTATGGATAAGCGAACGTAGTAAATTGTACTAACGCCCCATTTTGCCGCCCTACATATACATTATTAACAGAGTCATAAAGAATCACTCCATCAACTAAATTTCCATCTGTTTCAAACTGTGCAATCTCAACATCCGTATAACTTTGAGCTTCCAATAAATTAAATGCATTTTGAATGTCTAAAATGGTTTCATTTAATGTATCCACCAAAATGGCAATCCATTGCATCATCTGCATGTCTATATTCGAATTGGACAAGGGTGCCGAATCAATCCTATCTAAAAATAATGTCATTAATTAGCTCCACCAGACACGCGTTTTGTATTTCTTACACCCCCCAATATAACTATAGGCGCAGAACTGACACAAACAAGTTTATAGCAACGATTTCTACTACACCCAAGCTCATACCACCTCATTCGCCATCGATAAGCGCCTAATGGGCTAAATTCCCTTACATCTGCATATAAAAAAGTTTCACCGCCGTCATCAGAATAATAAAGTTCAATGTGAGGCTTAAAAAGCGCATAATAATGATTGTCGTCAAATTGGGGGATGTTACTTCCCTCAGTAATAAGGAATTGATCATCTTCTGTGACCAGATATATAGGCGACTCATCTGTACTGTCTTCATCAACAATAAACACAGTATTATCAAAGGGAGCATTGCTCTTATAAAACGTCTTATTACCAAATACAAAGTCAATTTCGACATATTCATCCATGAACTCCGAATAATCAGGTAAGAAAATCTGCTTAGTCACCAACTCATAACGCATCGGGTATTTTAAAAACGAGTCAGGCTCTTGATGATTAGATTGTTCTGGGTTTAATGTTTCATTATGATAAATATTACCCGCCATCGCATAAAGCGCCGCATCACCCTGAATGGCTACAATATGCGTGTTATTAAAATAAACATGCTTTTCAATGCGATTTCTTTCCCCATTGAGCTCAATATTGCGCCCCCAAGTCTGGGTTTCAAAGTTGTATTCAATGCAATGCGCATTCTCAGAAATATCTAAAATACCAAAATTATAATAGCGACCAGCAGCTACTCGATAAAAAATAGTATTTTCGTATTGATATAAAAATCCATAAACATTCGATTCCAAAAAAGCATTAACTGACTCAGGATGGTCTGAATTTTCCAAAAGAACGTTAATCGCTTGCGATGAAATGTCCTGAGGCGATTGTCCATTGCTCATCATAAATGAAACAAGACCATTTGAATTACGCGCAAGCCAACACATCATGCCGAAATCAACAGATAAACTGTAAGGATTTGCAATACCAAAATCAAAATTATAAGAAGTATTTAATTTCCATGGAAACTCAGTGGTCACAGTTCCTACAGTGATTTGAGTAATTATATTTGACCACACATCAGTCGTAAAATCACAAAATATGTACAATTGATTATGCAATACAGCAAATTGCCCAATAATCCCAGAGGCACGGGCTTGCAATGCCTGCCCAGGAGTTCCAAAAGTAAAATAAGTGTTGTTATTTCCTGCCAAATTAACTTGTGTCAAATAAAAATCTGGAGAATTTGCCATGCTTACTACAAATCGGTTCCCAAATGCAGCTACATACAGGGGTTTTCCACCTGTATCAGCGCCCCCAGGCGCATTTGGGTCGGTCACCAACTCCGTAGTAAATGTAGTGCCATTTTCTTTGATGACATAAATATGCTCATTATCGGTCAGCATATTAAATACTTGAGTGCCTACAGGTAAGGTCGCAAACCAAATTGGCGTACCTAAAGCCACGCTAAAAGGCATCGTTCGTTGATTATAGAATCTATCAACTTGATATACCGTTGTTCCATCAACTACATACATGTAATTAATGGATTTAAAGATTGCTCTTGGTTCGCTATTGAAGATTAATTTGTTTTCATTGAACAAACTTATGTGTTTACGCCCCATAGCAGGATACAAAGCTTGAACTTTTTTTCCGCTATCTACCTTTATTCCGTAAAAGTTAGCGCAGTCCATTGCACCGAACTGGGTGAATCTTTGGCGATCAAAAAAACAAAAGATCGGAAGTTCTTCAATTTTAGCAGTTCCCATTTATATTCCTGCCCTAACTCGCCACGCCCCATTGAGCAAACTTTGCTCATCACCAGTAATCGACAAATTCACCTCGCTTGCCGCTTCCATATTGTCCTTCAGCTCACGATAATTTGCTTCTAAATCAGGCGTCCATGCAGAACCACGTCCTTTAAACTGCGCTACATATTTAGCTGTAGCATATAACAAGTATAGCTCATAATATTGAGGTAGATTTTGTAATGTATCATTTGCCGTTAATGGGGTAAGTTGGAACTTACCACGACAAAAAAACTGATAAAATTGGCTTGGCGCAGGATAGAGTTGTACGCGAACCAAATCAGTTTCTGGATAAGTAATTGCGAAACGTGGCAATCCTTGTAATGGTTCATATTTCCATGCAGCTAAGTATTCATCACGACTTTTATCGATTAAAGGATAAGTGACGCCAGACAGAACGAGCCATGCACTGTCTAAATTAGCCATTCGACCTTCTTTGATATAAACAATAGCTGGGTCTACTGTGCTATGCACAAAAGTCAAATTCGATTGACCGGTTAATGTGGCGGCATTATTTAAGGTAATAGTATTTCCAGAAATATCATTAATAACACTAAAAGCAGGTATTCCATTACCACTTACTGAATCTCCTACAAAATAAAATCCACCGTTCACCACATTAAATTCCGGTGAGCCTATTGTTAATGTCACTATTTCTGTTTGCGTAGTAGTTGTTGGGTAATCTCTATTGGTAAATACAACTTCTCGAATACCAAGATTTATCGGACACGATTTTGTATCTGCAATAGTGAGCATTAATCCTGAGCTTGCATAACTGTCTAAAATTTGGTTCATGACGCGCAAAGCAAGCATCTGGTCATCTCCGTGAAGAGGCACCGTAGGATTTGATGCGCTGATTAGGCGATACATTTGCAATATAAATTCACGAACCGAAGTAGCCATGATTAAACCCCATTAGGCAAAAAATCGTCTTTTACTTCATAAACTTCATTATCAGGAACTTCTTCAATAAATCCTTCTTGAATGCATTCCTCTTCTTTGTCTTCACTAAGTTCCTGTGATTTCATTTCTTTTTTAACACGCTGCTTTTTTGGCTTTTGAACGACTATCTCAGCCTCTTTTTCAGCTGCATTTTTTAGTTCATTCATGGCATCGGCTTCTTTCTTTTTAGAAAACCAAAGTCCTGTTTGCATGTGTTTTTCATATTCATCCCAAGATTCAACCAGTTTTTTCTGTCCATCTGAGTTGTATATAAATGCTCTAAATTTATGTCTATCTACAATTTTTCCGTTATAAACCGCATTAACACCTTTCATAAATCAATCCTCATAAAAGATGACGCTCTCTCATCCTTAAGTGAGCGTCATTCACCACTTTGCTTAAGAACAAATCCTAACCGCGAACTCTGGGTTAATCGCCACACCGCAAATTACGTCAATACGGTCTAACTGCTCGTAGTTACGAATATCAGCACCCAGCGAGTAAGTCATTGCTAATTTATACAAGTCGCTGTATCGAGTGACAGCCTCTACACCACCTCTTAATTCTTTAATTGGAGGGGCTGCAAAGACTACTGCTTGAGTGTGATAAGCTAAAGAAACGTTATGAGAGGCACGTAATAGCAATTGAGCGCCATTTGGAATAGCTGCAGAAATGTTTTGTCGAGCACCATCAATCACAATTGTTGGGTTAACAGGGATTATTGCGGTATCACCGTCTGCTGAAATCACATTGGCGGTAACTACGAATTGCGCACGCTGCTCTAATGCATCGTAAGTTAATGGGTTGACCATGAACACCCCGGCATCTTCATCGATTTCGATGATGTCACCAAGTCTAAAGACTAATGTTCCTGGTGCTTGCCCCAAAGAGTCTACTTCAATTGTATTGCCACCTGTGATTGGGCCATTAGTTACCACTCCACCCAATAAGAATCCAGCTGGAGGTGTGCCACCTAATTGACCGGCTCCTGCGATTTGACGTGACAAAAAGTTGGTTTTAAAAAAATCAAAACCAGAGAGATGTCCTACGAATCCATCAATTAATGCACCAGTGTTTACCGTGTTATTGAATGTAGTGTAAAGGTCGTTGGATAGATTTGCGGCAATTCTTGGCCCAACACCTGCAAATCGTTTTCCGTCTTCTGGAATGGCCAACTCGGTCATATAGGCATCAGCATCAAGAATTGTATTAAAATCAACAGGGACGCCTGGTGTGCCCACGGCTTGATAAGTTTTGGTTTGGAATTCGGATGCAATAAACTTTTCAACCAGGTTAGCTAGTCGTTTTGCACGTGGTGCGTTTGCCATTTCCAAGTATGGCTCATCTCGAGCACGATCGAATGTCAGGTTAAAACCCGTGTATTCAATCATGGTGCGGAATTGTTTGGTAATGGATAAAGGTCGGATAATCTGGACTCTGGCTTCTGCTGTAGCGCTTGCGCCTTCACCAGCCAAATAACGTTCTTCTAAACGGTAATCTAGTGTTTGACCGGTTGCGAATCTTAGATTTTTGAAATCGCCTTCGAGGTTACGGTTAGCTGTGCGTGCAAAACTGAGTGAATTCCAGAAGCGCACAAATACATCATCTAGTACATATTGTGTCTCTCTAAATACGTTTGCCATTTTTTGTTCTCCCTGAACAAAATAAGAATAAATACCCGAAATGGGTGCCTACTTTTATTTGTCCGACGGGCGACAATAACAACAATACGCGTCTTTCTGTGCGGGTGATGGAATCCCTTACTCATCTATTTGAATAGTAGACCCCATCTATATATTTTGTCAAATATCAATCAATTATCTATTACCTTTTAATCTCGATTTAACTGTAGATAATCGTTTTGCATCAGCTTTTGCTAATAAATCATCTCCACTTAAATCTTTATCTTTAGGCTTGGTTTTAATAGTGGAGTCATCAGGAGTTCGACCTAATGGTTTTGGGGCTTTAGTGACTGATTTTCCTTTGCGCATACGCTCTTCAAGTTTACCCATTTCCATCATCTGACCATAAGGGTCACGTAACTTAGAAATACGCTCCAATTCTTGTGGATGGCGCTTAGCGGCTGCATATAGAAAAGCAGCAGGATTATCCATGGACCGTGTTGCCAAGGTCATGGGGTCTGTAATCTCACATGGTAATGCGCCAATTACTTCTCTAAAGTCATCAAATCGATTCATTCCATCCCGAAATTTAGATTCAAATTCCTGTTGCGCTTGCATTTCTTGTTGTCGTTGCTGAGTCTCTTGTTGCTCACGCGTCATAGAATTAACGGTTTGCTTCACGAAAGAGGCAAGTTGTTGCTGCCAATTGCCTTCCTCGCTAGGGTCGTATTCAAAGTCTTTTGCAGCTTGTTGAACCTGCTGGCTTGCACCTTGTTGCGCCAATTGCGCCCTTAAGGAGTCAATCTCAGCCTGATGTTTTCTCGCCTGCCTTGCTAAGCGCTCTCTAATCGCTTCGTTTTCTGGCTCTTGTTCGTTGCCATATTCGTCAATATCACGTTCTTTTTTTGGTTTACGCTCTTCTTCATGCTCATCTCCTGAGTCATTATCAGGTTCATCATCTTCTTGATAATCATTTGATTCATTCGATTGGTCTGGTTCATCCTGCTCTAATTCTTCAATTTCTTCATGTTCATTAATTGTTTTTTCTTCGGGCGACATCGGATTTTGAGATGTACTCCCACCCATTAACAGCTCATCAATACTGCTTATCGACATAATAACATCCTTTTATGGTTAATCTTGAATCTTATGGGTCAAAATCTTAACTAAATTGTCGGCATGCGCAATTGCGGCGTCACTTTCTGTTCTATCGGTTTCGGCCATGTATCGCATGCGTTGCTCTTCTACATTTCCAGCTAATTCCATTTTAGCTATTTCTAATTTCATTTGTTCTATTTCTATTTCAGCCTGCATTTCTTTTTCTTTCAGTGCTAATTCTTGGTGTTTGATTTGGATTTGAGCTTGTTGGTATTGTGCTTGGGCCTGAGCTTGCTGTTGTTGTATTTGAATGGCCTGCTGCTCAGGTGATGGCCCTTGTTGTTCTGGCATTTTTCCCGTTTTACCGGCCTCAATGACTTGCGGTGAAACCAATGTTTTCAATCTATTTTTAATTTCAAGCGTGTTGGACAAAGGTAAATTATCTGCGTATAAATCTGCAATTAAATTGAATGCATTGGGGTCTTTTTGTAAAACATCTGCCAGAGATTGAAGGGCCAATTCTTTTTGACCTTCATAGCTTGGGCCTGGCTTTAATCGAACTTGATAAGTTCCTTTGCGAATGTCGTTTTCTATTTCTTCACCATAAACATCATTTTCTTTATTGATGGTAATGTTTTTCATCCCTTCGTCGGGCGTCATAAGCGATAAAACACGCTGCGTATCATATACTCTAGGAATCATTTCATTAACAACAGCACCACCTGTTGCGATCGCCCTATTAATACTATTGAAGAATACATAAGTGGAATAGCTTCCTTGTCGCGTTCGTGCATCAATGGCTTTTCCGCTGGCCTCATCTCCGTTATTACCCATTCGTGCGGGATACAATCCGGTGCACGTATACAAATCCTCAATTGCCAATTGATATTGCTGAAAAAGAGATTGTGATAATTCAGGGGGTCGCACCTGCTCAGGTTTTGCACCGCTTGGGCTTTCATCATAAGTAATCATACCTTGAGTATTATTCGGGTCACGCCATTTGGCTTGTGTATCAAGACTTGCTACATTCTTTTTGCTACCAATCCATTGGTCGTAACGGCTGCATTTAAGAATGTATGCGGATTGAGTGCGTAAATAGTTAATGTATCGTTGCGTGTCTTTGGCATCTCCGAAGAAAGAACGACATATTTGACGTCCAGTTTTATCATAATAACTGTTGTTATCGACAAAGATTAATGGCAATTGTTCGCTGGGGAATTCAGTTTTATCTAGCTCATAATCACCGGCAATCTTATAATGAATGATTTTATGCTTTTTGTTTGGACGCTTATCCTCAATACGCACAGGCTCTCCTTCATCCCACAAAGTCATCATATCAGGATTTTCTGTCTCTTCGCTTTGCATGGGCATTGGCGCGGCATTATCAACAGGCATACCATTTTCTTGAGGTAATATTTCTTGATTGCCTGGAATTCCAAAGCCATTACTTCCAGGAGGAACCATTTGTTCTTGAGGGGCGGCTTGCATTTCTTGTGGGTTAGGTTGTTGCTCCATTCCTTGGCCCATGAATTGCTGCTCAAGCTCCATCATCATGTTTTTTTGATTTATTTCTCTAGACTTTTCAATCAATTCATCCATTTCTTCTTGGTTGTAAACATGTCCATTAGACATTTTATACAATGTATCTTTTTCATATTTTCGTACAAAATGGTCAATAATTGTAATTGATTCAGTGTCTGACCAACTGAATGGGTCGTCGCCTTCGTTGGGTTGTACGGCAAGCGCTACCTCT